AAATGAAGTCATTATATTAGAGATGCCTTTAACATATACTGGTTCTTGTGAAAAAGGAGATTCTGGTTCACCGATCACATATTGTGGTCCTCAAGGTGAGGTTAAATTTGTTGGGATACATTTAGCAAGACAGAAATCTAAAGGTCTTGGTATTGCTAAAGTTATAACTCAAGAATTTTGCGATGGTATAATGAATTGTTTTTCTAATGTTGAAACTCAATCTAGTGAATTTCCTTTAGAAATTCAATCGATTACAAACAGACCTAATTATATGCCCAAACAATCCAAAATTAAACAATCAATAGTTTTTGGATGGTTTGATAAAGTTAAGTTTATACCAGCACATCTTAAAGAATTTCATGATATTGATGGTAATATTATTAATCCAAATTATATAGCACTGGGTAAAATAAGTCAAAATTATATACAGCCCACATATATTCCTGATTCTATTTATCAATATTTATTTGATCAATACCCAAGGGATAAGAATAGTAAATTACTCAATTTTGAAGAATGTATAAACGGCAATAGCGCAATAAATGTTCCATCTATTTGTTTTAACACATCTGCTGGTTATCCTTATTGTCTTAAAACTTCAAAAGGAAAAAGTCCATATTTAATCAGAAAAGATAATTATACATTTGGATATTCAAGTGAATTTAGGGAAGAAATAGAAAATGATCTTAAAGAGGTTCTTAAAGGAAATAACTTGGATTTTCTTTGGGCTGATGTTCTTAAAGATGAAACCCGACCTATTGAAAAAGTAAATAAAGGAAAAACAAGACTATTCAGTTCATGTCCATTAAATATGTTAATATTAATGCGTATGTTCTTTGGTTATTTTGTTGCATATGTTCAAAATAGATGTCAACGAGCTCCAATTAGTGTTGGTATAAATCCACATTCTATCGAATGGGCTGTTTTATATTATAAACTTAAACGAACAGCACAATCAGTTATAGCTGGAGATTTTACAAATTTTGATGGAAAATTACCAAAATTTGTTGGTGAAGTTTTTATTAAGTTTGTAAATGATTGGTATGACGATGGAGAAGTAAATAAAAGAGTAAGATTAATGTTATTTAAACATATAGCAAATGCAACACATATTAATGGTTCAATTATATATCAAGAATCTAATGGTAATCCTTCTGGAAATCCTATTACATCTATTTACAATTCATTTTGTAATATTATTATGTGTTATACAATTTTGTTAGAGGATTTTAATATTTGTGAACATGATTTTGAGAGGGTTGTTTATGGTGATGACAATATAATAACAACCAGAATTCCTAATTTACGATGTATAGATTTTACACCACACTTTAAAAG